CATGCTTTTCGTACCAGTTACTGGATTATGGATGTCTGCACTTGGTGTAGTTGGTTTAGCGCTTAACCTCCGTGCATACGACTTTGTATCACAAGAGATTCGCGCAGCAGAAGATCCTGAGTTCGAGACGTTCTATACAAAGAACATCCTATTGAATGAAGGACTACGTGCATGGTTGGCACCAGTTGATCAACCACATGAGTCATTCGTATTCCCTGAAGAAGTTCTACCTCGTGGTAACGCATTGTGATTCAATCTCTAGGATTCTTACTACTTCGTATAGCGATAGGCACCATGCTTATCCATCATGGATATGAGAAACTAGAGAACATTGAAAACTTTGCGGATGCATTTGTACGACCATTGCATCTTCCATTCCCAATCGTCTCCTCATACTTCGCGGCATTCTCCGAGATTGTGGGGAGTTGGTTGGTTATCTTTGGACTCGGTACTCGTCTGGGTGCCTTGGCAATCCTAGGTACAATATCATTCGCAATTTATCATGCTCTAGTTACATCTGGATTTAATATCTACTTGTTAGAACTTCTAGTTCTTTACTGGGGAGCTGCAGCATGTATCGTTCTCAATGGTGGGGGTAATTTCTCACTAGATTACCTCATAAAACGGAGACTCACAAATGATTAAAGCACTATTCAGTTTTATGTTCGCTGCATTGATGTGGGTTCAAGTCCCACAGTGGCAGGATGATTGGAGTAAGTGCGCTGTTGATGTACCTGACACAGCATGTCATTGGTACATCACTGCACCCGATAGCACCATGGGTGAAGGATTTAGCTGGGCTAACTCCCCTTGGTTTAGCGTTGAGGGTCTCCGAGACATTGGAGAACTACATAACACAGTACAATCTCTCCAAGAAGCATGATGAATAGTTTAGAGTTCGCACTTTACTTTGTATGCTTCGCTCTCATTGCAGGTGGTGCCTTCGCTATGATGTGGTCTAACATTAGATCTATCAACATAGAGATGGCAAAACCTAAACCACGTCACCCTGAAGCACCTGAAGCAGGTGAAGAGATAATGTATGTAGACTTTTCTAGAGAAAAACTGGAAGAGCTTTACAACAAAAACAAATAGTGGTATACTGGGGGTCTTCGGACCCCTTTTTTAATGTCTTACGAACTGATCCCACCCAATGATCCCAGGTACTTTACAGAGACTTGTCCCAAACCATATGACAGACACAGCTACAGGATGGTCTTTTCTAATGGTCAGTCTGAATGGTATCCACATTGGGATCTAGTACAAGCTAGGTGGTTTCAAACACCAAAACAATTCTTATCTCACATTGAGGTTGTTGATCCGAAGAAGAAGAAAGAAAAATCAGGAGGATTTGCGTGAGTGATTACAATATGATGGAGTTGTTTCCACTTGTAATATATTCTGTTTATGATAAAGACTTTGTAGATGAAGAATACATCAAATACTTTCATCAATACAGAGACACGTTTCCAACAGAAGTAGTGAGTAACATGGGTGGTTATCAATCAGTATCTGATATCCATGAAAACGTTGACTTTATTCCTCTTGCTACTAGAATATGGGAGATGATAGAACCAGGTTGTCATGAGATTACTGAAGAGTTTTCTGCTAACGGATATCGTGGAACTCAATTACAACTAGATAATATGTGGTTCAACATTAATGGACCAGGGAATTGGAACGTAGCTCATACACATCCGCACTCATTTTATTCTGGTGTGATGTGGATTCGTGCTCCTAAAGATTCTGGTGATCTAGTATTCAGATCTCCTCATGAACATCAACTCTATGGACATAGAGACAGTATGCATACTATCCCACCTGAAACTGGTAGGATAATTATGTTTCCTTCCCATCTTCTACACCAGGTTACTCCAAATAAAAGTGTGGAAGATCGCTATTCAATTTCTTTTAATCTCAATCTTAAAGTCGCATGAAAATTTCTATCTACACCATTCCTGGATGTACCTACTGCACAAAAGTAAAAGAGCTTATGGTACGTGCTGACTTGGAGTACGAGCATTTTCTAGTGGGTAAAGACCTGACTAGAGAAGAACTTATTCGGTCTTACCCCTTGGCAAAAGGCTTTCCGTATGTTATTATAGATGGACAACCAGTGGGAGGTCTGACCCAGACAGCAAAGTATTTGATGGACAAAGGACTTGTGAAATCTCGTAAGAAAAATGGATGATCTTGAGATAAATAAAGGTGTGGAATTAATGCTTCGCAGGAGGGCGAAACAACCTCCTCCACAAGAGAGGGGGTTCAAGTTCAATCACAGTTTATCTCTCCTCGAAAAAGTATTTCAATGTAAAATTGAATTTACATGGAGGGAGGAGAGCACTACCTAACAGGAAAGATGCTATGACTACTGCAGTAATTCTTACATTCGCAACAATTTTGATGGTTTTATTTGGAATTGTTGGTGGATTAGTTGGATGGACAGCAAATGATTTCCTTTATGCATACATGAATACACGAGCAAACCTTCCCCAGCATCCAGAAATGTATGATGAAGATGGTATGGTTGTAAATGAAGAACTCTTATCAGTACGTTTTGTAGACGAGGAGGACCCTGAAGAGGATGGTTATTATTGATATGAATCAGGTTATGATTAGTAACCTGATGGCGCAAATCAAACAAAGTGAATTGAACGAGAAACTGGTGAGGCATATGGTCCTTACCAGTCTTCGTTCTTATGAGAAACAATACACCAAAGAATATGGTGAAGTTGTTCTAGCCTACGATAGCAGACACTACTGGAGGAAAGATCTGTTTCCTTTTTACAAAGCAAGTAGAAAGAAAGCAAGAGCAGAATCATCTCATAACTGGTCAGCAATTTTTGAAGTGCTGAACAAGATCAGAGATGAGATCAAAGAATTTTTTCCTTACAAAGTAGTAGAAGTCCATGGTGCTGAAGCTGACGATGTAATCTCTACATTGTGTAAGAACAAAGGACCCGAGGACAAAATTCTTATTTTATCTGGGGATAAGGATTTCATTCAATTGCAGAAATACCCAGGAATAAAACAGTACAATCCAATTACAAAAAGACCTGTTGCTAATGATGATCCCTGGCATTATGCCAAGGAACATGTCATGCGAGGTGACAAGTCAGATGGTATTCCTAATTTTCTATCTGATGATGATACATTTGTAACTGGTGTTAGGCAGAAACCAATCAGTCAAAAGAAAGTTGCTAAATGGATTGAGCAAAAACCAGAAGAGTTTTGTGCTACAACTCAACAACTTGCTAACTACCATCGCAATCGTAACTTGATTGACTTTGACTGTGTTCCAACAGAAATCGAAGACAAAATTCTCCACGAATATAACTCGATAAATATTAGTGGAAAGAAAGTTCCTTTAGAATACTTTAAGGAACATCAACTGAACGATCTGTTGCAAGAATTCTTTTTTCGTAGTTCATCACCTTTTGATACATGAAATTGTTAATTAATGAAGTGCTCCAGAAAGTGAGCAATGCAAAAACTAAACCACAAAAAGTTAAGATACTTCAGCAGCACAACACAGCTGCTCTTCGTTCTATTCTTATCGCAAACTTTGATGAGAGTATCGTAAGTATGCTGCCTGTAGGAGAAGTCCCCTACATACCCAACGATGCCCCTGAAGGGACGGAACACACTGTCCTAGAGAAAGAGTACCGCAAACTCTATCTCTTCTTCAAGGGCGGTAGCAGCACCCTTAAACAGTCTCGACGTGAGGAACTGTTTATCCAGATGCTAGAGGGTCTCACAGAAGGTGAGGCAGAGGTGCTTGCCCTTATCAAGGATAAGAAACTAGGCAAGCGTTGGAAGGTCACCAAAGCATGTGTCCAAGAAGCATTTCCGTCTATCAATTGGGGTAATCGATCTTAATGGCTGACAAAGTTAGAGTATACAAGAAAGATTGTGATCCTTCTGAAGCAGAAGATAAATCTCTCCCATATATTGCTTACCTAGTTGAATACTCACAAGATGGTATAACAAAATTTGACATCACTATTGCTGGTAAGAGAGTAGATCTTTTCGATCATTACTATGATCAATACAAGCAAGACTTTATTACTTTTACTCAAACTGAAGGTAGGATGAATCCAAGACTCTGGACTGATCCCACTGCAGCAACTGATAAAAAATAGTAAACTGAAATTGAGCTTTTGATTACCAGAATTCCTAAAAAAATTCCCCGTAAAAAATTGCCTCAATAGGTGTCGCACAATACAAGTTGACACAACTAAATATCTATGGTATGATTATACCATCGTTCATCCGAGAGATCGGACGCAAGTAAGTCGCGGAACGGAGCCGTTCATCCTATGCTAGAAATACTATTCTATTCATCACTCACCTGTCAACAAGCTGATACAATCATGCTTAAGATGAAAGCAAATGAGAATATCTCAAATGCTTTTAAGGTAGAGTTGATTGAGGTCATGAAGGAATCAACACCTGAATGCTATCCATGGGACGCAAACGACTAAAGGAACGGATTAAAATCCAACTACTTTAGGAGTACCTACAATGAACACCCTAACTATCATCAAGAAGCAGATCCAGAAAGCAGCACGTCTGCATGACGCACAAGTTCTCCACACCTCATATCGTGGTGTTGAGTATGATACACGTTGTGTAGAAAGCAAGGAGTCTCACGGCACCTTCTGCTATCGTG